GACCAAGAACTAGAATACTCTTTTCCTGCCAGTCATAAGTGCGGATATCCTTAGCCTCTGGGTAAGCCTCACACACCACGACCCGATAATCAGGATACTGAAGGACAACCTCAGCAACATTTGCTGCGTGCTTTACATGCTCATAGTTATGAGTGCCCACAGCGCCGCGTCGGTCCCATCGCTTATTTCCTACGATCCAGATTTCTTTGCCCGTAAAAGCATTACAGTTACGCACCACAGTTGAAATATTGAAGTCCTTATCAAAATTCTCACACACCACAATAAGGGGGAAGCGCTTAATATCAAGCGATGCACGGATTGCATCTTCATTCCAATACTTGTAATGATCAATTACATTACGATTATCAAGAGCCGCATTCAAAGTACAGCCTCCTTTTTATTTTTATTTTAATAATGGAACATTATCATAAAGCGGGCCATGTTCATTCTGAACTATAGCATAAGCCCTACTTTCGTCTATTGAATAAATATCACATATTACATTAATAGATTCTAAAAGACTTCCGGGATATTTTTCTATTGCGTATAGTATTTGCTGATTATCCATAGTGGCTCCACTAGGATTCGAACCTAGACCTGAAGGATTAAAAGTCCCCTACGCTGCCGTTACGCCATAGAGCCTTATTTATTTTTCCATCTATTGAAGTTTATCAGGTAGACAGTCATATATCCAACTGCTCCTAAGATAAAACCGTATTGTTTGGTAAGTATACCATAGGTTGCCCAACACACTTCTAGACAACACATATAGATCCAAGCCCATATCTTAAATGAGCCAACAAACCACATTCCGAATATGCTGAGAGATGCAAGCACCCATGAAGCCCAAAATATATTCATTATCTTCTCCACTCTTTAATGCGGAGCAAAGAAGATAAAATCCGGGACTAGGATTCGAACCTAGATTCAAGGGTTCAAAGCCCTTTGTCCTACCATTAGACGATCCCGGAATAAAACTTAATCTTCTGTTTCAGATTGAGTCTTAGCCCGAAGACCTGACTTCTTAATATTACGATGCTCTTCAAGCATTTCTTGATGCTTACGCTGTCTCTCTACTCTATTAACAAGAGCAACCATCTGATTTTGAGCGTGCTTCCAACGATGCTTTGCGCGTGCCATTCTTACTCCTTATATTAAGTAGGGCGTGCGGGAATCGAACCCGCGTTGCCGGGATGAAAGCCCGGTGTCCTAACCACTAAACGAACGCCCCGAGCGCTTATATTTGTAGACTATCAGTAGTAAGGCTAATCGTCAAGTTCTTGTAGAGCGCGATATGCTCTTTCAAATCTTTCCCAAGCGCGGTTTTCGGCCTCAATATATCCACTCACAGCATAGTAATTTGGATAATGCCTACTAATGTATAGATAATCTGATTTTGCCCGTTCGTATTCGTCCATTGGGTTATCGAACTGACTTTGATATTGATCTTCACTCACGGTATTTTCAACCATTTTGTCCAATCCTTGGTAATTATTTGCCGCAAATAAGAATAAAATTGCACTATTTTTTACCTCATAGGGAAGGTGGGAGTCGAACCCACAAGCCCGAAGGCCAAGGATTTTAAGTCCTCTGCGTCTGCCAATTCCGCCACATCCCCGCTGTCTTTATAGTATAGCAAAGACAGCCTTAGACCATGCTAACTTTTCCTAGCCATAGAAACAAGCATGTGCGCCCCAAGCCGTGATACCTACTTGATCACGAATTGAGTCAGCCACAAGAATCGTTTCCCACTTATCTCCAGACCAGAGTTCGTAGGGTGAATTAGCCATAAACCATGTGGATCTGTAAATGCCTAAACCACCACCCCATGTGGGTCCAGAATGTGACCAATTTACACCGTCACCATACTTAGAATAACCCGGCTGTTCACATCTCCCTAAGCGTACAAATCCTTGCCAATCGGGGACTCGCTTTGCAACATCTGCGCGAGTTGGGTTGGGAGGATACTTAAGAGAGTCGCGCTTACGTTGCTGCTTGTACTCTGTAAGACACTTCTTCTTATTGTTTCCTTCATGACGATAACAAGGAACTCGCTTATCATAAGAGATTTTTTCATGCTTTATCTGCACGCCCGCTCCACTGGTTACTTTATCTGCTGCCTGAAGCGAACCAGAAACTCCGATAGCGGAAGCGATTGCCACCGCTGCAATTGTGATATGATTAAACATACTTACCTTTTGTTGTGGATTAGGTTAGAACTTATCTGCTCATCTCAAACTCTCAGATGAGTGGTTACGCTCTCATATCTGAATACTGCTTATTTTTACTGCTTGTGTCTTCCCTTTCTAACCATCTATGATATGAGAATCGGCCCACTGGGAATCGAACCCAGATTGCGACTTTATAAGAGTCGTGTCCTTACCATTGAACGATGGGCCAGCATCGGAGTGGAGGGACTTGAACCCCCACGGAGTTTCCCCCGGCAGATTTTGAGTCTGCTGTGTCTACCAATTCCACCACACTCCGTTAAACTATTTGTCTCCTAAATATCCGCCCGGAAGATCCTCTGAAAGTTCTACAAGTTCTTCAGGGTGCCCGCTCATATCATTCCTCATCATCAAATTCGCCATTTTTACATATACAAAAATCTATATGCTCTGCTTCGCATTCACAATATGAATCTATATTGTCTAACAGTTCTATAAACTCTTCTATTTCGTATGGACCTTCTGGTTTTTTTTGTTTTCTAGTCATAAGTTTTCCTCTAATGGGCAAGGAGGGATTTGAACCCCCGACCTCCTGCGTGTAAAGCAGGCACTCTAACCGCTGAGTTACTCGCCCATGTACCTCGGTGGCAGGATTCGAACCTGCGACCTACGGATTAGAAGTCCGTCACTCTATCCACTGAGTTACACCGAGAAGCAGTTTAACCGTTTAGGCCAATGCCGCTTGGTCTCTCCTTCTGCATATAATCAAGCCACTGCTGGGCTTTCTTAACTCGGGGACGATCTGCCGAAGGCATACGATCTTGCTCAGACTTGTTAGGGTGAAGCACCTCTGCGTGCCCCTTAGCAAGACTGGTGTTCTTCTTACGCTCATTAATCAAAGTGTACCTCCTGTTTTTGTTTTTATTACAAGCGGCTAGCGGGAATCGAACCCGCGCTAATGGCTTGGAAGGCCAGTGTTCTACCTCTAAACTATAGCCGCCTACTCGGGAGGCAGGGATCGAACCTGCGACATAACGGTTAACAGCCGTTCGTTCTACCGCTGAACTACTCCCGAAAGAAATGGGGCCGAGGTAAAGGAGACAAGCAAACCCCCGGCCCCATACTTTCAATCTATCAACAGCGGATAGAATTGTCAACTATGCTTTGGCTAAAATTTCCTCAGAAGTTGGAATATCACAGACTCCACCAACACATTCAAGAGAATTGAGTTCGGCAAAGTTAGATCCTTCAATAACAATACCTTGCTCTTCAATAATCTTCTTAGCCTCAGCAACAGGAATGTGTTCCAGAGGTTCTTCTCCGCGAGAACCTTGACGATAGATGGTGCTTCCCTTGCATGAATCAAGGTACTTTAACCAAAGATCACTGAGATTATCTAGCGGATACTCCTTTGGAAGATTAATAGTCTTAGACACAGCGTTGTCAATATGCGTTTGTACAGTTTTTTGCATTTCAAAATGTGCTTCTACAGGAATGTCATAGGCACCAACAGCAATGTCACCAAACTCTTTGTATTCGTCTGTAATAACAAGTTCCTGCTTCTTCTGGTCACGACCCTTTTCATCGCTAACACGATAACGACGCCAATATACAGGAGCAAATAGAGGCTCAATACCGCTGGTTACTCCAGATACCATAGAAGTTGTTCCTGTTGGAGCAATTGTCATAAGAGCGCAATTGCGAAGACCATTTGCCCTGATCTTATTACGAATACCACGCTTAAGCGTCTTGGCAAACCCACCCTGAAGATACTTATCCCGATCAAAACCGGGGAAAGGCCCCTTCTCTGCGGCAAGAGTTGCCGAAGCATCATAAGCAGTATTCTTGTAAAACTCAAGCAATTTATCTACAAAAGCAAAACCCTCTTCAGAATCATAACGAAGACCCAACTTTAGAAGCATTGTGTGAAGGCCCATGACACCAGCACCTAGGCGACGGTTCATGTGGCACTTCTCTTGAATCTCAGGAAGTGGAAAATGATTTACATCAAGAACATTGTCAAGGAAACGAACAGCAAGGCGAATTGATTCATCAAACCCATCCCAATCAAACTCTCCATCCTTTACAAAGCGTGGAAGAACTAGCGAACCAAGATCGCAGCAATCATATGCTCCGAGCCAAATTTCTCCACAAGGGTTTGTAGAAATAAGTTCTTCGTAATAATAAATGTTGTTCATCTTGTTGGCTAGGTGTCCATTAAGAACTCCCGGCTCACCTGAATTCCAAGCATTGGTTACTAGAGTCTCCCAAACTTCTTTTGCCTTAAGCGTTTCGCCTGTAGGCAGTCCGTTAAACTCTAGAATAATATCCCCATCTTCTTTGACAAGTCTTACGAATTCGTCAGTTGGCATATTTATAACAACAGAAATATTTGCATTCTCAAGTTCTTTACGATCCAACTTAACGTGGAGAAATTCTTCAAGGTCGGGGTGATTAATATTAAGACACTGCATTAGTGCAGCACGACGACCACCACCCTGACGAAGTTCATTAGCGATTCCATCCTGCATCTTCATAGCAGAAACTGCACCAGTTGAAACTCCACCAGTACCCTTGATTGCAAAACCACGGGGGCGGGGCTTTGAATAATTTGCACCAATGCCTCCACCGAGACCAGAAATAACTGTGGTGTCATAAAGCATCTTTCCCCAACCCTCGCGGGAATCATCTACTGGGATAACAAAACAATTAAGCAACTGTCCCTTGGGGCGACCGGCACCATACCAGATACGACCACCGGGCATAAATCTATTTGAAACAAGTTCTTGATAGAACTTCTCGGCATACTTGTTGACCTTTCCATTAGTCTCTGCGTCTGCAATATGACGCGCAACTCTTTCGCAGGCCTCTTCCCAACTCTCTTCTTCATTACGAGCATATCTTTCTCTAAAGATAATTGCTCCCAATCCTGACGGCTCAAACTTTTCTTCACTCTGCATCTCTACCATTCTAACTCCTTTTACAAATCAGACGAAAGTAATCTTTAATGTCTTGTAATTCGTTTGTTTTAAGATCTTATTTTCCAGAAGACCCGAACCCGCCGACACCTCTGCCGTCATGAGATTCCGGCAATTTCGGAACTTCTATTGCATTTACGTTTTCGTACTTTACGA